ATAACTAACACAGGATTAAATGCCTGTGACCAAGTTAAATAATTTCCTGATGTTGATGCAGTTGTTATTTGCACTTCTGTTGCTACATTAGTAGAATCATCTTCATACGAGAATGTAAACTCGCTTACATACTCTCTAGGTATTACTTTTAAAGTTTGTGGCGTGGTCGTGTTAAGTACAATCATACTTATATAACGAAATAAAAAGATTAATTTGTAGAAATAAAAAAAGCACCCATTTAGAGTGCTTCTTTTTTAGATTAATTAGAATGATTTTCTAATTTGGTGTGATTTGGGTTGCGTTAGCTGATACAACTCCTGCATCTACGAAATATGGTGCAGTTTCTTCTAAGCCTTCCATCACTAGCGTGAATCCACTCAGGTCACCTGCTGCTGCTCCAGTTACAATTGTCCCACCTGTAACTTCCATTCCATTTTCATAGCCACAAAGGAATTGATTACCATAATAATCTTCAACTACTACTACAGGTCTTGCTACTGCAATTAGCTGTAATTCGTTTTTAGTAAGATTATCTAAATATGTTAATGTTAAATTTAGTGTTTGTGTATAAAAAGTCGTTCCATTATCTCTAGAACTTGTAATTGTTGTCTCTAATGAAGAATTTCCTTTCAAATCAAATTTAAACCAATCAGGGGAAGCAGCAAAAGCAGATATTGTTTGGTCTGCATCAACTGTAGCTGATACAGGAAAGTCTGCTAAATATACTGTCTTGATTCCTCCGAATGCTGATTTACATGGTACTTTTCTCCCAGTCGTTAGTGCACATGCCATAATTTTATATATTTTATTTAAAAAAAAAGGTAAGTAAGTTTAAGCCCACTTACCCTATTTTCTTGGTTAATTAATTTTTAAGAATAGTAAACTAAGTCCTCAGAAATTCCATACTGAACACCTGCTGTAAATCTCATTACAAATCTACAATTCTGGCTGCCATCAATATCTTGCATGTCTATCACTTTGACTTCATTCAAATTATTGAGAAGTCCAGTTCCGAAATACAGATTGCTTCTTTGTGCAGCGAACATTTTGTTTGCAGAGAGACCTGGACATACAAATATTTTCACTCCATTAACTGTAAGTGAGCCATTGTTCCACCATTGTGTTCCCTGTGCGTTTATACCATTTGCCCCTAAGCCATTTGCTGCGAAACCACCTAAAGCTTCCACATAATATTTAGCTGTTGCACTTGGTATGTAAATGAATAAATCTTCTTTGCCATAAAGTGCTGTTGGAATGGCTTGAACAACTTTTGAAAGTTCTGCTATTACATTTCCTGCATTAATTCCACCACCTACAGCAGCTATGTCCTGAGCTGCAGGTATATTCCCATCAGCAGTCATTAGCGTTTCAAAACCATCATACTCGCCTGCGTTTGCTGCAACACCAGTAAATATAGTTTGTTCTGTTTTTTGAGCAACTTGGTTTGCTACATGAGCAACCAAAAAGTCGCTGAATTTTGGTGGCAAAGTTTGCCCTAATCCATATCCCATTGATTGAGCCTCCCAATCATTGATGAAATCTTTCTTACAAAGTTGTAGATTCACCTGTAGTTCAGTTGGTTGGATTATCCTTTCAGTTAATGTTACGCTAGAATTAGGATTAAAGTCACAGCTTGCATCTGAAACTACTGCTCCTGTATCTAATCTTTTAATCACTTCTTTATAAGCGATATTTGGTTTTACAGTAAGCCCCCCATCATCAATAGTTGATGCTGAGAACAATGCTGCAGCGATATACTCCCCTGCAAATTCTCCACTATATGTAGTCGTTACATTGGTTGCAGTCGCTAATTCAATTTTTCTATTATTCATTTTTCTAATTTTTAATTTATTTTACTATTATGATTCAAATGCCCATATTCCTTGAGAGCCACAAATTGCCCATTCAGTAGAAGATATTGCTGTTAATTCTACCCAATCCCCATAAATTGAAGTTCCTGCAGTATTAATTATATCTTTATCTAGTGCTCCTGCTCCTGAACTCGCTGCTGTAACAACTGAAGCAGCTAATGTAAATGCTCCAACAATTTTATTATCAGCATGTGGCGATACTGTTACGCCATGTGTTCCTGCTGTTCCTGTATTTCTAAATCTGTAAGTTAGCCCTACATAATTAGCATTTAATTCAGGTAGTGTGTGTGTATGTGAGCCACCACTTGAATTTTGGTCTTTACCTGCATCTGAAACTGAAATAGCTTTATTAGCTGTTAAAGCTTCTTGTGTAGGTCTGTTTCTTTGTACATCGTTTGATGAATATTTGTATGTAGCCATTTTTTAATATTTAATTTATTGTTTATTTAATTTTTTTAAAACTCTATCAAAAGTAGTGTTGAAATTCCCTTTAGCGTAAACCCTTTGTTTTACTTCGTTGAAACTTGCTTCAGGGCTATGTTTAATTGGCTCTACTGCAGCTTCAGAAAATTCTTCTTTTACTGTGCGTGATTTTAATTTCTTTTCTTCTTCTTCATCACCACCTTTTGTTTCTCCTATTCTTGATTTAATATCAGCAATAGCATCTTCTAAATTTTTAATTCTTTTTTCCATTCCCTGCCAGTCATCTACTGCAGCTTCTTTTCCATCATCTCTGCTTTCATCTCCTTCTTCTAAATCTTCTGTTTCATCTTCTTTTTCTGCATCTTCTTTAGCAGGTACGCCATCAGATGGGTCTCTAAAGTCAGCAATAATTCCTTCTTCTTTAACAACAAGTAATTTGCCATCTTCCAATATATATTCTCCTACTGGAAGTGCTACTCTCTCATCATCAGTTTTTATAAAAATTTCTTTTCCTTTTTCAAAGCTCTCAGCTTCTACTACAGTTCCATTTTCCAACTTTTGTTCTTCAAGTTTCACATCCATATTTAGAAGCGTTTTAATTTTATTAAGCATTTCTTGATTTTTCATAATATTAGTATAACGATTTAATTTTTAAATTTTGTATTTTTAACTTATTTTGGTTACTACACCAATCCCCTGATTCATAATGTCCTGATTACAGCACTCCCTAGAATAGGTTAATTTATTTTTGCATAAACATGCTCTAGTTGACCCTCTTGGGCTGCTTCTAGCAGGTATATAATTACTAATTTTCCTATTCATAATCTATTACCAATAATTCTGGTCATAAAATCCCCCTCTTACATCTACAGTAAACAGCTTATCAGTTAAGGCGTCTGCTTTTTTGTATGACCCTATTGCTTCAGGTTTAATCCCTAATTCTTTTGCTGCACTGTCTGCTTTGTTAATAAGGTCACTTACTTCGCCATATAGTATATCACTAGCTTTGTCAATTTTATCGCCTGATTCTTCAAGTTTATTCCTTAGGGTTTCTGCTTTTCTAACTTGTTTCAAAACTTCTTTGGCAAATGAATTGTAGGTTTTAGCTTCAGCATTCCATTGCTTTTCTGCTGCTACAGCTTTTTCTAATTTTCCCATAGATGCATCTAATTCACTTGCAATAGATAATTCAACTTTTGCTAATTCTGTTTTATCTTTAGGGAGTTTACTAACTATTTTATTAAATTTTTCAGGTGTAATCATGATTGTAATATTTCTTTTATTTGATTAATTAATTTTTGGTCAGCAGATAAACCTACTGAATCTTTAGGGGCTTCCATTTTGTCAGCAAAGTAACCCTCAATTGAAAATCCTTTTACCTTACCTGTCTTGACATAATCTTTCCACACCTCATCATTGTTCACTTTGACAGACCCCATCCAAGTTCCAACTGGAACATTTAAACCATATTTTCTAGATTTATCAAATTTAGTATCTTCCACTATCCAACTTTCTACTAAAGTTAAACCACTTAATTCGTGTTGGTGTTCTAGTGTTGAGTTATTCTGATTTCCATTTTTTAAATAAAGTTGCGATGCTTTCTCTACAGTATCTTTTGAAAAATAAATATAGTAATCATCTTGGTTTTCAGAATTTCTGAAAATAGGCTTATTGGGAATAAGTAATGCTCCCATTAATATTTTTTTCTCTTTGTTTACTTCTGCTAATTTAATCTCATCAGCTTTTAGTGCCACAAAGTCTGCTTCAATAGCAGGAGATTCTACGATAGAAATTGCTTCAATTCCTGCCATTTCTTGGTCTTCGTCAAGAACTAATTCTACTATTCTCATAATGTTATAACGATTTTAAATTTGTTTTTTGTATTTATAAACTTGCTCCATCAATTATGTTTCTATCTAGGCTTTGTGCTGTAGTTACATCACTTGCCACTACATAGGTTTGTATGGGTGTTTGGTTTTGTTGTCCTATGGCATCTGCTATCTGATTAAAGCCTGAGCCACCAACAGAACTTAAGTCAGGTGGAACAGATGCTGCTGCACCTACAGCAGTAGGGGCTTGTATATCGCCACCCACACTAGGCACACCACCACCAACACTAGATGCTGCTCCTTTAGCTTGTTTAACTGCTGATTTAATTGCACCAATTATGCCTACTGCCTGTGCAACATATCCTATTATTAAAGGTATGTTAGCAGGGAAAGGGGCTGCTGCTGATGTTTTAGCCACACCTGCTGCACTATCTGCTGCACCCTCTGTGCCTTTTAAAGTAGCTTTTACAACAGTTTGCTTAGCAGTAAATAAAGTGGCTTTCATTTCCATTATCATTTCTTTTAATGCCAATGCTTGCTTTGCTAATAATATAGCTTTTCCTAATTTACTTTCTGCACCTGCTATAGCCACTAGGTCATTAAAGGTTTTTTCTTTGTCTGCTCTTTTCTTTTCTTCCAAAGCTGCTTCTGCTTCTGCAATTTCTGTTTTCCTTTCTAGATTTGTTCTTTCTGATTCAGCATTAAATTCATCTAAAGCAATTTGTGCATCTACCTTTGCCTGTGTACCCTCATTAGCTTCATCTAATATCCTTTGTAATCTAGCTTGTTGTAAGGTTTGTTCTTGAGCATCTATTTCTTGCATAGCAAGTAGCCTAGCTTTATCATCTTCAATTTGCTCAGCAATTAACCTTTTCTTTTCTATTCCTAAATTGGCTTCACTTGCTAATTTAGAATTTGTCAACTCAATTTTTTCTTTATCAAGTGCCAAGTCATTTGCTTTAAATTCTGATTCAAAACCTGCAACAGTTGCCTTAACTGCAGCGTATTCATTTTCAGCTTCTATTA